GAGAGAAGATGGAGATATTATGAGTACAAGTATTAGCTCAAGTTTTGTTACCATATTTGATGCCGAGGTCAAACAAGCATACCAGTCTGATCGTGTATTAGCAGGTACTGTAAGGGAGAGAGCAGGCGTACAAGGTAACACATATAAGTTTAACAAGTTAGGTTCAGGTGTAGCGAACTTACATATTCCACAATCTGATGTAACCCCGTTAAACTTAGCACACTCACAAGTAACCGCTACTATGTCGGATTACAACGCTGCTGAATATTCAGATATATTCACAAGTGGCAAGGTACTCTTTGACGAAAGAGCAGAACTTGTGAAGGCTTTATCAATGGCGATTGGTCGTAGAATGGACCAACTCGTAATCGATGCGATTGATGGAGCAGGCACATCATTAACTGTAGCCAACTCGATTGGTGGCTCTAACACTAACTTAAATGTTGATAAAGTATTAGAAGCTAAAAAGTTAATGGATCAAAAGAACGTACCTGCTGAAGGTCGTTTTTTCTTATGTCATTCGAACAACATGGCAGCTTTCCTAGACGACAGCGATGTGAAAACTATTGATGTCAACACCACTAAAGCATTAGCTCAAGGTACTGTTGATTCATTCTTAGGGTTCAAATTTATTGCTATCGGTGATAGAGATGAAGGTGGGCTTGCTATTGATGGCTCAAATGACAGAACATGTTTAGCATGGCATCAAAGCTCAACAGGGCTTGCTATGAACATGGATAAGAAAACAGAGATTAACTACATTGCTGAAAAAGCTTCGTTCTTAGTGAACTCAATGTTTTCTGCTGGGGCTGTTGGTATTGATACCAACGGTATTGTTGAAATCACATGTCGTGAATCATAGGAGGTAACTAATGGCTTATTCAACTGATGGATTCGGTGCGTTAGCAGGACAAGGTAGAGCAGGAGACTTACCTGCATTATATGTCTACACAACTACCGATGCACACACTGCCGTTGATGCTAGTGGCTACTTCAACACTCTTTCAGATACTTTGAAAGTAGGTGATATGATTATGGTCCACGGTTCAACTGGCGGAACAAGAACTTTAACTATGCACATTGTTGTATCTAATGCGTCTGGAGTAGTAGACGTATCTGATGGTACAGTAATCGGAGCAGTTACTGATTCTGACTAAACAAAGTTGCCCTGCTCACGCAGGGCATACTTTTTTAAGGAGATGGTATGGCAGTCGGAGATACAAAATTAACAATATGTAATGATGCACTTTTAATGTTAGGTGCGGCTGAGATGACCTCATTTACTGAAGGTACAGACTCAGCAAAGATTTGTGACCGACTCTACGATGACTTAAAAAAGTATATCTTATCAATTTATCCTTGGTCGTTTGCTAAAAAGAAAGTACAGCTAGCAAGGATTAGTGACACACCAACTACAGAATGGTTGTATGCTTACGCACTACCTGCTGACATGATTGGCACACCCAAAGCTGTATTTGAAAGCTCAACAGCAGGAACAAGGCAATCACAAGAATTTGAATTATATTATATCGATCAGCAAAGGTTACTAACAGATTACACAGCAGTATACATTGATTATGTTGCTGATATTGATGAATCAAGATTTCCAGAGTTTTTTGTTTATATGCTACGCCACGCATTAGCAGCAGACTTTGCCGAACCATTGACCGATCAAATTCAAAAGGCTGATTACTTTAGGGCTTTAGCTTTTGGTAGTCCTGCTGAAAATGGCAGGGGTGGTTTATTTAGACAATGCACGCAAGCGGATGCACAAGGACAACGTAATCAAGCATTAGGAAATAACTCATTTGATTTAATTGAGGTACGATAATGTCAAGGGTTATTGATATTCAAAATAGTTTTACTTCTGGTGAACTAGACCCCAAACTCATTGCTCGTGATGATATCAAAGCCTATGATGCAGGATTAACCACTGCTCTTAATGTTGTGGTCTTACCTCAAGGCGGTGTGAAACGTAGACCTGGTTTAAAATATATTACCGAACTCGGTGGTAGTCCTGAAAATGGCATACGTTTAGTATCGTTTGAATTTAATACTGCTGATGCTTATCTATTAGCATTTACCAATTTACGTATGTATGTCATAAAAAATGGTGTACTACAAACCAACATTGCAGGCAGTGGTAATGATTATTTAACCACCACGATTACTTCAGCAATGCTATCTGAAATGTGTTGGGTACAAAGTGCTGACACCTTGATTGTCGTACAAGAAGATATGGTGCCTAAAAAGATTACTCGTACTTCTGATACTGCATGGACAATTACTGATGTGACTTTTGTTTTTAATCCACAGCACGCATTTACCTTAACGACAGAGAATATATCAGCAGCAGGTACACTTACACCTAGTGGGACAGAAGGTAAAATTACCTTAACCACACAGCATAATTATTGGGCAGCAGATGATGTAGGCAGTTATGTCAATGTTATCGGTGCAAATCAATTTGGACGAGCAAGGATTGTGGCAATAGATTCTGCAACGGTTGCACAAGCATTAGTAGAAATACCATTTTTTAACACGGATGCACTGGCTAACGCAGATTGGGAACATGAAACAGGGTATGAAGATACGTTTAGCGGTAGTCGAGGATATCCAAGGACGGCTACTTTTCACCAAGGACGGTTATATTTTGGAGGTAGCAAGTCAAGACCATCAACCATCTTTGCATCTAGAGTGGATTCTTTTTTTGATTTTAACCCTGGTGAAGGATTAGATGACGATGCTTTTGTGGCAACTTTAGATACGAACCAACTCAATACGATTACCGATGTATTAAGTGCCAACTACTTACAAATCTTTACTACAGGTGGTGAATTTTTTGCACCTCAAGACTTTAGTGATCCACTGACTCCAAGTAATTTTATTGCTAAGATTCAGTCAAGTCATGGTAGTAAAGAAAATATACGAGTACAAAACATTACAGGAAGTACGATCTATGTGCAACGCCAAGGTAAAGCACTAAACGAATTTATTTATGATCGTGGCGGTGATGGATATTTAACATCACAAATATCATTACTGTCTAGTCATTTACTAAGCACACCTGTTGACATGTCGATACGAAGGGCAACATCTACTGACGAAGGAGATAGACTTGTTGTGATCAATAATGATGGTTCAGCAGCAGTGTACACTTTACTCAAAGATCAAAACATTGTAGCAGCAACACAATTTACAACAGACGGTGATTTTTTAAATGTAGCAACGGTGGTTAGCGACCAATATGTTGCTGTCAAACGCACCATCAACAGTGTCAATAAATATTATATTGAACTGTTTGATGAAGCATTTACCTTAGATAGTGGAGTATCTGGTGGAGCAGCATCTAGTCATAGCTCAGGACATCTCAATCAAAAAACAGTAAAAGTCATTGGTGATGGGGTGATGCAAGCCGATGTGACAGCAGGAGCGAGTGCTATTACTTTTGCCAGTGCAACCTCTACTTCTTATCAAGCAGGACTAGATTATACAGTGACTATTAAAACACTACCGATTGAACCTGCCGTACAAGGATATGCTTCGCTAAGAGGTTTTAAAAAACGTGTGTTAGAAGTCAATGCGTTTTTAAATGAAACACAAAATTTAACGATTAATGGTAATACCATACCGATTCGTACCTTTGGCACAGATAACTTAGATGTAGCTGTGCCTGAGTTTACAGGTACTAAAACCTTACATGGTATACTAGGATTTAGTTTAACAGGTCAGATAACTATTGGACAATCTGCACCTTTAAAACTACACTTATTGGGTATGGATTATAAGGTGAGTACAGGAGGATAAATGTCAGCACAAGTCGCTATGGCAGCATTAACAGGCATACAGACTGTAGGTCAAATACAAAATGCTCGTTATCAAGCAAACTTAGCAGAACGTCAAGCTAGAGAACGTATGAAACAAGCTGAGTTTGAAAAGGAGCGTTTACAGTTTGAATCAGAGCAAGAGCGTGTCAGACTAGCTCAAGAAGAAATTAAACGTCTGCGTGCAGCTAAAGAAACGATTGCTAGTGATATAGCAGCAGGAGCGGCATCAGGTGCTTTAATGGAAGGCAATGTTTTTCTTAATCAATCCTTAGCTAATTTAGGCGAAGACTTACAAATCTTACGTACGGAACGTGATTTAATTATGCAAAAAACTAAAGGTGCGATTGGTAATCTTATGGCATCGGCTTATGAACAAGCAGCAATCACTAGAGCAGCAGGTAAAGCAGCAAGGCAAGCAGGTTATATATCGGCAATCGGAACCTTAGCAAAAGGTGGTATGCAAACTTATCAGATGGGTGGTCCGAGTGTTACCAGTGATATGTCACAACAATTAAATATTATGAAAGACGTTGGTGTCGTTGGTAAAGACCCTAGGGTATTAAAATAATGGCTAGAAAAAAGTATCAATCAGACAGGATGTTAAGAAGCATACCTGGTGTTGCAGCAAAACCTATTGCTGATGTATCACCGTTAGTTTCTGCACAAACTGCAAGAAGTCAACAAATATCATCTCTGGTCGATACCATGAAAGGGTTTGTGCAAGAACGATTTGAAACACAAGCCAAAGAATCTGCGGCTAAGATTGCGTTAGAAAATGATCCTTTAAAAGTCATAGACCAAACTAAAGATAGTTTAAAAATAGTTGATAAATTATCTTTTGCTTTAGCATCTACTAAATTAACCAATAATTTATTAAGTACGATTGATGCAGAAATATCAAAGCAAGCAATAGAAAGTCAAATGAATCAAGACAATCCAGATGATTTTAATTTTAAAGTTGATTCTATCATAAATAAAGAATTACAAAATATTCGTCAAGATTTTGATTCACCTTTATTTGAAGCTAATTTTAGAAATGATATTGCAAAAAGCATTAATAAAACAAAAAATGATTATAAAGATGCTTTAATTAAAACACAATTACAAGATTTAAATTATGTTAAAACAAAAGAATTAGAAGCAAATGTGTTATTGGATGTAAAAGGTAAAGATTTTAATTTTACACAAACTAAAAAACACATAAAAAATAATCCAACTATTTATAACACCGAAATGAAAAAAGGTGAAGCTATTAGAACAGCAAGAAATTTAGCTTACAAAAGTATGCTTGATGTCATTAAGGCTAATAAAAACATGACGAATTTAGAAAAAGAAGTATACCGACAAGCATTTCAAGATGCTCGCACGATTGCAGATCAAGAAGGCGATTTACCTAATTTTATATTAGCAGAAACAATATTAGAAACCTTAGATGGCAAGGTGGCTGAATCAATCAAAACACAAGCTGAATTATTTAATCAAGGGTCAGGCAGTAAAGATTCTACTGTCGGACAAATGATTGATATTATAAGAAACAATCCACAAGTGTCATTTACTGAAATATCAGATCAATTATTAAGTGGAGTTACAGGTAAAGAAAAGGCAAAACAAAAGAAGGCACTTAATGAAGTAAACATTAAGTACCGAACAGATCCGTTACATTATGAAGCACAAATTGATGGTGTGTCTTTAGATATTGATTCCAATGGTCGATTTATAGATGATGAAGCAATTACTTATATACAGAAAAAATATAATCAACTGCAATCTTTTGACTCAGCTTACAATATGAAACAAGTTGTTGCTATCAGTAAAAATATTGATAGTCCAATAAAACAATATGAGTTTTATAGAAATTATTTTGGACAATTTGACCGTATGACCGATTACACCACGGAATCAGTTATTGATAATTTTTTAAAAAAAGCAAAAGAATTACCAAAAGAAGATCAAAAATTAGTAGAAAAAATGGCTTACCTTATGACTTACGGTGATGACACAGTAAGCACAATGTTGCAAGGAATTGATGAAAGACAAAAGGATAAAGACCCAAAATCATCTTTAAATACATTATTAGAAGAAGAACACACTAGTTTTAGAGATGAAGTGCAAAAAAGAAACGTAGCAATGAAACCATCTACTGTAAATCTTTATGCAGATATTGCAAAAGATTATATAGCAGGTCTTGCTAAAGGCGATGCTACTTATACACCAAGCGGTGATGAAATTCAAGAAGCTGTTGATGCTGCATTTGGGATTGTTCGTAATATGGATGGAGATATTATTCATGGCTATAGTGAAGACGGAGATGGCAACTTTTGGGATGCTAACTCAGTCAAAATGCAATTTGAAAATAAACAAATCACCAAAGAGGAAATGAATGATATTGTTACTGAAAATTTAAACAGTAACACTATTGCACCATTTTTACTTACAGAAGAAAGAGGTGATGATGGAGAACTTTACTTTGTGCCAATTAAAAAATTACCCGCAGGATTTATTAAAAAAACAATAGAACCAATATTTGAAAAAGCATTTATCCCATCAAAAGATCAACCAGATGTAAGAAAAAAAAGAATCAGGCGAGATATTGAGGTAGATTATACTGACGCATTTATTGAAAGTTTATTTATTACAAACAGTGATGAAAACCCAGATTTATTTTATTTATCTGACCGTTCTTCTGACTCTCAACATATTAATCGTAGAATTATAAGAACTCAAGATGGTAAAAAAATATACTTTAATGCGTATGGTTTTTTACAAAGTTATAAACAATATGAAAAACAAGTGACAACAGTACAAAAACAAAAAGAAATAGCAAGAAAAAAACAAGCACCTGCATCTCGTTTTGGTGAATTTTCACCAGTGCCAGGTGGTGAGATGACTTTTGCAGAATTTTTAAGGAATCAAACCCGATGACTTTTTTTAACAGTTCAGATTTTAAAACTTACGAATCAGTACAACAACCTGGTGAAGATCCTGACAATCAATCTGAGTTATTTGCACTTGCAGAAAGTGTAAATTATACCACTAATAGTTCACAAGAGTTGTTAAATTATGTGTTTGACCAGAATGAAGACATTGTAAAAAATGCACTAGGACAAGACAATGTAGATTATTTAAATTGGATTAATCCTAATTTAAGGTCTGAAGATGAAACAAAAAATGAAATTTACCGAAATATATTTTTAGAACGCCAAGATCAACAAAATTTTGCAACAAGAGATTTAAGACAAGTTTATCAAAACAAAAAAAAATATGGCATTAAAGATGTTTCTCGCCAAACTTTAATAGACCAAATGTTAAGAACCAATAATGAGTTGAGAAAAAAATATCCTGAAATCAGAGAATTTGAAAAACTACCGACTACACTGGAAGAATTAGAATTTGCAAGTGAAGTTGCAAGAGAAAGCATTACTTTACAAGCTAAGGATTTACAGCAATCAGGTATGGCAAAAACGTCTGCTGAGATTGGTGGTATGTTAAAAGCACAAATAGAAGACCCTGTAAACATTGCAGCTATAGCAGTGCCTTTTTTTGGCATTAAAGCAGGTGTGTCCATGACAAAAATGTTGTGGCAATTAGGATGGCAAGGATCAGCAACCGTAACAGTGACTGAGTTAATTCAACAACAAGATGCAAGAAAACGTGCTGAAGAACTTGGATTAACTATTGATAATCCTGCCTTGCAAGATTATTTAACTAACATTGG